GATGGCTCATACTATCGTTGGGGTAACAAAGGCAGTCTTGCCCTTAATTTAGAACAAGGTACATTCTTTGATTTTGAAAATAATCAAGGTTATGGACTTATAGAATTTATTAAGAATCGTGGTTTAAATCCTGATGATTTCTTAAAAGAATATAAGCCTGTAGAAAAAGCAAAGCCTACTAGAACATTTACTGATAAAGATATGTACCAGCTTAAAACTGAGTCTGTTGTTTATCTTCGTTATTCTGATTCTTTTTGTGTTATGCGATTTCCTAATGAACATTACATCAAACAAAAATACGCACCATTCACTAAAATTAAAGAACAATGGGTTATGAAAAGACCTGATGGCATCTTGCCTATTTATTGTGAGAATAATAAGCCTGAAGATTATGTAGTTATCAATGAAGGTGAGAAAGCCTTGTTAGGTTGTAAAAGCATTTACGATGGTGATACTTGTACATGGCATGGTGGTGTTAATAACTTAGATAAACAAGATTGGACACCACTCAAAGATAGAAAGGTTATTATCTTTCCTGATAATGATGAAGCTGGTAAAAAATGTTCTGAAGAATTAAAAGATAAACTAAGTCAGATAGCTACAGAAGTAATTATTGTAAAACCGCCAAGAGAATTTAAAGATAAAGATGATTTATATGATGCAAAGGTCAATGACTTCTTTTCATCGTCACAACAGTTTTTAGATTATTGTTTAAATAATCAAATCAAAAAAAGAGTTTCATTTGACCTGATTCAAGTCAATGACATTATGCAGAATATTACACCGCCTAAATGGGTGGTAAAAGATATATGTGAAGAAGATTCTGTTGTAGCCATTTTTGGGCAACCTAAGAGCGGTAAATCGTTTGTGACAGTAGATTTAGCCTGTAATATCGTTTTAGGTCGTGATTGGCATGGACATGAGACTGAACAGGGTTCGGTTGTTTATCTTTGCGGAGAAGGTTTGCGAGGATTGCAACGTAGGCTTAAATCGTGGGAACAACTAAATGCTTTATCTTTAAGAGATGCACCATTATTAATTTCTACTAGAGGTGCAAGGTTGCTAGATGATAAAGACCACCAATTATTAAAAGACACAATAGACAGAACCCAAGATGAATCAGGTAAAGTCAAAATGATTGTAGTGGACACGCTTCAAAGAAATTTTGGTCAAGGCAACGAGTCATCGACAGAAGATATGTCAGCATTTATCGAAAGAATAGATGATTTAAGAGATACCTATAGCAGTTGCATAGCAATTGTGCATCATTCAGGACACGCTACCAATAGTCGTGCAAGGGGTAGTTCTGTCATACAAGCATCTGTTGATTGGGAATATCGAGTTGCTAGAACCAATCTTGGTAGCGATATGTTTGTAGAATTTACACAGACACTTGTAAAAGATGGCAAACCAATGATGCCAAAAAACTTTAAATTTATAGAACAGAAACTACCATTCCACGATATGACGTCAGGTGCATTAGAACTTATTGATGTTGGTGATATGCCGAAGAAAACAAAAGTATCTGAGAAAGGACAAGCCATTATTGATGCAATTAAAGCTGTACAAGATAAAGCAGATGAACCAGCAACAATATGGTTAGGTCAAGCAGAGATAACTAAGATAACCAATCTTAATGATTCAACAGTAAAAACATGGCTAAGAAAATTAGTAGAGCAAGATGTTCTGACTTATGAGAAGGGCAAAGGTTATCAAACTAATGAATATAATTCGGAGATATTTTGACACAATTAGAATTGTTACAAACAAAACAAAAATACAAATATTACAAAAAATGCGCACGTTGTGAGGGTATATATAATATTTATAATTTTTACGACAAATATAAAAGATGCAAAAGATGTTGTATACATTTGGCTTATATTAATAGAAAAGATAGAAGAAAATTAGGCATTCCATATCATTCAAAAAAAGATAATGAAAAAAGAAGATTGCAAAGAAAAATTAATAAAGCAAATTCATTAGGTCTTTCTTTAAGTGATTATGAAAATTATCTTTTTGAAAAACAAAAGCATCAGAATAATAAAATAATTTTAAAAAAGATAATTAAAAGATTGTACTTCTGGAAAAAAAATATAAATCATTACAATATTTATATGACAAAATACAAAATTAGCGAAACTAAAATGCTTGAGTATATAAAGGACAATCCTAAGAAAAGTACCTTAAGGCATAGAATACTTTACAATCACGATGAAACTTACAATCTCAATTGCAGACTAAGAAATCAAATTATAAAAAATAAAAAAAAATATCCTAATTTAGACAATAGGATTAGAAAATGTCTTGTTAGTAATGAAAAAAGCAAATATTACAATTTTTTAGGTTATAAGATTTCTGATTTAAAAGAACATTTACAAAGTAAATTTAGTGAAGGTATGAATTGGCAACTTTTCAAAGAAGGCAAAATACATATTGACCATATAAAACCTCAATCTTTATTTGATTTAACAAAGGATTCTGAAATAAAAAAATGCTGGTCATTAGAAAATCTTCAACCGCTTTGGGCTAAAGATAATTTAAGCAAAAGAAATAAATATTAATATGGTTTGTAAATGGTTGTTTTTGGTTGGTAAAACAGGTGGTTTTAGGTGCAATTTCATAGAAAAGTGGTTGGTTGTTGTTGTTTTTATAAAACAACAAACGACAACTATGAAACACAAACCAAATTAAAAATATGTATTCTGAATCTGTAATAGAGATAATAAAAGACATTAATCAGCTTGAAAGGCAATTAATTACTGACTTTGGTGTCGATGAACCTGTTAGATTAGTTAATACAGAATTCCAAAAAAGGTTTCAACTAGCACAAACTAAATACAACCTATCGCTTTCATTTCCTGATAAATCAAGGGATTTAGAGAAAATGGCACAAATGATGCTAAGAGCATGGAAGTCTTTGAAAGAACAATTGCTGAAAGAAGGTGTAATGCCATTACCTGTTGATACTTGGAAACTCAAACATACAGAAACAGATAGAGAAGTGTTCATTTGCAAGAATGAAGCTGGAAAGAAGAATGTGCAAAAACAGTTTGGCAAATATGTAATTGTCTTATCAGCAGATGAATTACTTAACATGATAGACCATGAAATCTTTTTAGAATTTGTAAAACTGACAAAGCAAGGTTTATTACCAAAAATAACATCTTATTCACCAAAAGCAGATAAAAACAAAATAGTTAGTGATTCAAGAGAAAAATTAAGTGATTGGGATATAGATTTAGAATTTGGAGAAGATGGAGAACACAGAGTTCAAGAAATGTTATCGAATGGAGATAAATTAGAAATTAAAACAGAAAGAGATAAATGGTATGACACAGGCAACATATTTGTAGAGATAGAATCAAGAGGTAAGCCAAGTGGTTTAGAAACCACTAAAGCAGATTATTGGGTAATTTCTTTAAATAAAAATGATAAAGACTATTGTAAATTATTTTTTGAAATAGAAGATTTTAAGAAAATTGTACGTAGGTTTAGATATAATCAAATAGATGGTGGTGACAATAAAACTTCAAAAGGGTATTTAATACCTATTAAAGAACTGTTTGATATAGAAACTCTCAAACTTATTTATGAGCAAGAAGAAATGTAGTTATTGCTTACGAACCTTACCAGCAGATATGTTTGAGCAAGGAAGCAATACAAAAGGTGAATATTCTAGGACAGAATGCAGAACCTGTACTCAAGAGAAAAGAGTCAAAGCCAAGAATCAAACACCATATACCTATCTAAATCTTTTATTCACACAACTTAAATCCAGCAGAAGAAAATCAGATATTGAATGGGATATAGAGTTGGATTACATATTAAAGCTATGGGACATTCAAGAAGGTAAATGCAATTTATCAGGTGTGAATATGACTTGGCATCGTGGCGGTGGTAGTACCGATTATGCCTGTTCAATTGACAGAAAAGATTCTGATAAAGGTTATGTCGTTGGCAATATCCAATTGGTATGTCGTACTGTTAATTTTATGAAATCAACATTGAACGATGCACAACTATATTGGTGGTGCAAAAATATTGTTGAACATAAGGAAAGAAATATATAATGCTTATGTGGTGCGGTGGTTCTCTCCCTGATATATTTTCTCCTATCATCGCACCATCTAACTTATGGATTTAAAATTATCAGCAGATTTCAAAAAACTTAGCAAAGGTCTTAATAGTATGCAAAGGACACAACTTCCTTTTGTTATATCTAAAACAATTAATGATGTAGCTTTTGCCACTATAGATAGAAACAATCCTGAGGGAGTTAAACAAAAAGCCAAAGATACTTTTGAAGGAGGTGCTACACCATTTACTGTAGGTGGATTTAGATATAGGAAATCAACAAAGAAAAATTTAACTGCTTATGTATTTGTTGAATCTGCTAGAGAAAAATATATGAAGTTTCAGATTAAGGGTGGTACAAGACAACCACATAACAAAACTATTTTAGTTCCTACAAAGAATATTAAACTTAATAAGTTTGGTAACCTGACAAGAGCAACAAGAAATAAATTATTTGATGATAAGAAAAAATTCTTTGAGGGGATACCAAAAGGATTAACAGGAGAAAACAATCGTGGTATTTGGGAAAGGTATGGAAGAAACAAAGCCAATCCTTCAGGACAAAGAATAAGAATGGTAGCTAACTATGTAGGTCAAGCACAATATAGACCTAAGTTCCCATTCAAGAAAACAGTTGAAGGTGTGGTATTTGGACAGAAGCGTGGCATCGGCAGAACTTTTGAAAAAAATCTCAAACTAGCATTAAAAACAATGAAGAGGAGATAGGGGGTATGCTTGGGTCCTGTCTAGCTGTATGTATTGTGGGTGATTTGACG